TCCTCCCGGTACTACATCTAATTCAAATCCTCTTATTACAAAGGGATTATTTGTTGAACTATCCTGTGAAATTTTTACTGCTATTGCAAATCCAGAACCTACCATTAATTGTCGTAAAATAGGTGTGCCAAATCCTCCATAAAAACCACTTCCGTATGTGGCAGATCCATATAAAGGTAAGGCAGCTTCACTAATACTTATAGCTGATGGTTGAATTACCCGAGTATCCTCATAATCAAATTTAGCTGCAAGTTGAAAAGTCATAGCTCCTTCTGCTTCATAATTTAAATTAATTCTTTTTAAAAGCTTTCTAATTCCCGGATCACCAAAAGTTAAATCGGGAGATGTATATGTTGCAGGTATATTAGCCCCATTGAAATCATTACCTGATTCTTGTTGATAAATATATCCGTCACTATATCCCCCGTGTAGAACATATTCTGTATCACCAATAAAATCACTTGTACAAACATAGGGTTTAATACCCCGTATATCAGACCACTCCCAAGTTAAATTTCCAGATGCTTGTCTTTTTAAAACACCAATTAAACCTTCGGAAGCTAGTTCAGCAGTACCTGAAGTATTAGGAAAAAATAGTCTATACTGTGTTTTTTCTCTTATTACCAAAGATGACATATCTGCACTAGTAGCTGATGTTAAAGTACTTTGTACAGCTTTAGATATCGTTCCTAGTTCGACATCACCAATTTTTTCCGTAGCAGCAACTGTACGAACACCATCAGGAGCTAGGAATATAATATCTCCTGCTATTTCTTGAATTGAAAATCTATTTATACAACCAATATTTCTAGAAATTGGCACAACTTGAAAATCCGCCATAGATGTTCCAGATAATCTAAAAATAGAATTTTCACAGAAAATATACAGTTGATCACGAAAAGCTTTTAAGCCTACTACTTTATCACCTACATCTATCTCCCCCGCACCATTTGCAGGGGTAAAATCATTTTCTGAGTAAGGAGCACAGAAGGTTATTTTACTGGTATTACCTGAATTAGTTCCTGTGAAAAATAGATGGTTTCTAAATTCTTCTACCGTGTGAGGATCAGCCGGTGCTCCAGTACTACTTAGTAATGTGTAAGTACTACCATCGTAGATAAAAGCCTGATTATCTCCATCAGCCCCAGCTATTTTCTCCGTATTGGCCCATCTGTACTTAGTAAAATTATATCTTTCAGCACCTGTTCTATTTGTTACTATATCAGTCCACCCCGAACCTGTACCCTTTACCAAATTAGCTCCCCGGGCTGCTATCACACTAGAACCTAATATCTGCACACCAAGAACAGCCCCTGAACCGGATATTTCATTAGAATCATACTTAGTAAAGCCATTTATTCTACGATATCCACCCGTAATAGCAGGTTCAAAATTCTCCAGTACTTTACAAGATCCCGGGGGCATGGATAAAACACTTGTATCTTTAATTAGCCCCCCTTCACAAGAGACGGGAAAGGGTTGCTGTAATGAAGTTTGTGGCATTTATACCGACCTTATATAATTATTGGTATTTATATTTTCTGTACGCATTCTTTTTACACCATCTTCATACTCTTGTAAGCACAAGGCAGCAGCTTGATAATCCGACCTTAAAGTGTGTGCATAATACCTCACCCGAGCGGTTATAACATCGTGATATCGGGAAGGCAGATCCGGCGTATCTGTATCTGCAGATAACTCGGTAGGATCATCCCAGAAATCAAATTTCAAATTGTATCCTCCCGTTTTTGGCACAGGAGTAACTATTATCTCATTGTTTAGGCTCTTGGTTACATATGAAGGAGTTCCATACCTGTCAGGATTTCTACTATTGTCATATGCACGATGGTTAGAACTGTAATCTTCCCAGGTAATAAAGCCTAATTTCTTACCTTCTTGATCTAAGGAAACGGTTACAAAGTCTACATGCACATTTGCACTGGCTTCATTGGATAAGGTTATAAAAGGAGTTTGTGTAGAGGGTGTAAAAGTAGTTGTGTAGGTTTTACCCCACCCTAAATTAGTAGTTGTAAAAGAGGTAGCAAGGTCGGCATCTTTATCTGAAGAAGAACCTGCGTACACCTTTAAAGTGGCTGTAGTAGCACTTGTATCTCCAGACACGAACCGAACATTTATTCGATAGGTTTCTCCTTCTGACATGTCGGTTTTACCGTCTGCATCATACANTTGAGTATCTATAGTACCATCGTTTAATACAACAGACCCATTGTGTTCATTACTAAAAGCGGGAGTACCAGAAGTAGTAGTACCTGCAGGATTACTAGCACGAGAAGTCCAGTAATTACTGTAATCTGTAGATACTGCAAATTCTCCACCTTCTAAAACATTTCTTGGTTGTAAGATCATATTATCATATTCAATATGCCGAGAGTTTATTACAGAACCTACTGTTCTAGTAGCTCCTGAAAGAACTCCTGTGATAGTCTCCGCTGAAAAAGTTCCAGAGACCGGTTCTACAACCAAATAATTAGCTTCGGAAACCTGTACAACTCCTACTGCAGAAGATGTACCTCCTGTGATACGCTCGTGTTTTCTAAAAGTTCCCGAACCTCCACTTATAGTCAGTTTGACAGGATGTTTGTAAACTTCTTTACCTTGAATAAGAGCGTACTCGGCAGATGTATAATTCCAGGGCCATTCCATTTGGTGTGCGTCGATATCCCGAATAGCTTTATTTATAGTATCCCCAATAAATACATGAAAAGAAGCTGTTTGTCCACTCACACTACTTGAAATAGTAGGTTCGTTTAATTCTCTCATCACATTGTTAAATAAGGTGAGATAGTTCATTGTTATTCCTTACAAGATAGGTGTATATAATTCTTCTATAAATACGGACACATAAAAAGCATCAGCAGTAGCAGCCTGGGCTTTTAGAACATCCGTTGCGTCTAAAAAAACATTTAAATTGTCCAGCCGTAAATAATCATCCGTAGCTACTTGCTTATCGTGTATAAGACTATAGGTAGCAGTAGCAGATGTATCTGTCCATTGAATATTTAAATTCCTAGCACTACTATCATAGTTAGCTATGAACATCTCTCGAACTATAGATGTAGTTTTAGCCGGTACTGTATAAACAGTAGTTAAATCTGTACTGGTTAAATTTACAGCAGCATTAACTAGTCTAACAGATCTTTGTAAAGTACCAGCCATTATTCCATTTCTTCTATCTCAGGTTCATCCCCAAGAATATAGCCATAATTATTATCTCTCAGAAATATTCTAATTTCAGAGATTGGCCTAGCCCAACCCATATGTGTTATGACTGAACCCCAACCATACGCCGACACCATACTTGGAACACCAATTAGTTCATAGACTCTACGAGGACTGTATACATACAAAGATCCTCCTGAATTTCCAAAAATAATGGGGCTACTTGCTAAATACAAGTCATTACCATGCGTATCTTTGCCATACCCCGACAATAAGCCCATAGTTGGAAAAGGGGGCTTACCTAAACCTGCACCTACAGCATATACCGTAGAGAAGATCCACGGCCCTTCATCCTTATCTTCAGGGTACAATGTAGCAACATAGGGCATTTTACGCTCGGTATCTTCTACCTGCAATAAAGCTAAATCTCTACCTTTATCATAAGCTACGATATTAGCAATCCTACCGATAGTACCTACAGCAGTGCTAAAATTATTATATTCCCACAGGTCTATATTTACAGGACGCCTAGTTTCTGTTTCAACATGTTCTTTTTGCTCAGGGTTCCAAACTTTATTTAACTTAACATAATTTTGAACTACATGCCAGTTGGTTAGAATGTAACTTTCATATTCCTGATTTTCATTTAGATCTGAGTAAATTACGGTTCCAGAACCTGTGCCGTTTCCTACTCTCACAAGAACAGTAGGATAGAGCATTTCCATATGCTCCTGTTCAGGAACTGTACCACTTTTATTCGGATTAGCAAGAGCTAGAGTCGAGCCGAGTGTGATAGATACAGACAGTAAAATAGCAGCAAGCAATTTCATTTTTCTACTCCTTCTTAATTGTAATTATTTTTTCTTTCTCTTCTTCTGGAATAACCTTTTCCAAGTCTATTTCCAGCAACCCATCTTTTAGTTTGGCGTTTACAATATTCATGTTAGGGGCTAGACAGAAATCTTTACGAAAATTTCTAGTAGCAATTCCTTTCCATGTATAATCACAATCTTTCTTTTCTTGTTTATTAGCACAGATACTGAGAGTATTTTTTTGTGTGCTAATTGTTAAATCATCAGATGAAAATCCTGCGACAGCCATTGATAATTTATATTTATTATCCCCCTGTATTTCTACATTGTACGGGGGATAAGTAGTTTTGTTTACAGTTGTAAACATCTGATCGAACATACGATCAAAACCAATGAACATTTTGCTTAAATCATTCATAGTATCCTCCTAAAGATCTATACAATACTCCTGTTACAGCAAGTATTGAATAATTAAATTTATATAGTATTAGGTAAACGGAAGCGCCAAAGTACCATCGCCAAAAACAACACCGTCTACGATCCACTTGGAATCACTCGCAGCCAAATAGGTCAAGCGACTTCCCAAGAAACGACCTTTGGTATCTGCATCAGCAACGAACTGATGATCAGCAGCAGCAGGAGTAGACCAACCAATAGTAGCACCTGCGTTAACAGCTACATGGCTATCTACATTATCTTTATCCACGATCCAACAACCACCTTGTAGTACATCAGAACTTGAAGCAGCGTCGATCTGCCAAGTTCCAGTAAAGGTAGTAGTCACGATGAAGTCAAAGAAATATCCTGCAGCAGCAGCAGGTAAAGTAATGGTAATACCCGCCGCACGATCTAGAGTGAAAATTTTACCCGAATCCGCTGCAACCAAAGTCTTGGTAGAATCTGTAATAGCTTCTACAGTCCTACGAAGACCGGAGACAGTCATCAGCGGGGCATTTCCAGCAGTAAAATCGTAGCTGCTTGCATACTGTGGCACCTGCAAAAACCTATTATTTAGGTCAGTTGTCATAGATGTCATTAGTATATCTCCTTAGTTAAAGTTAAGGAAGAAGGAAGAGAACTAGCCCCTTCCCTCTTCCAATTAGTTTAGAATGTTACTGATTGCAGTGAGTCAGTTTCATCTAGGCCCGAGATATCTGCAAGAATTACATATACCCGAATCTTACCAGTTGAAACGTCATCTGCACCTGCATTTACTTTAATATCAATCGTATCGGCAGTAGTGACACGATTGGCAAAAGTAGCAACAGCCGTATAATCCACATGACCGTTAGAACCTGCAGCAGCATAACCAGTACCTGTAGCATCAAAACCATCTACAAAGTCATCGCCAGCGGCAAAGTCAACGTCTAGCGTAGGAGTAGTACCATTAAGAGCGGTAATAACTTCTACACCAGCATGGATAATATACGATTCTGCCGGAATATCAATCGCCTGAATGATATCCGCAGCAGTTAGCGCACTGATACTGCCAGCCGAACAAACAGCAGCAATATCTACAGTTTTTTCAAGGACGTAAACACCCCTAGAACGAGAAGGATGTCCAGACGTACCTTGACCCGTTGTATGATCATAAGTAGCCATTTTCTATTCCCTCCTCAATCAATTAGAATGTGTTCAACGATCAAACCTTTTGACCGAATAACTTTACGCCCAAAGACATGCAATCCACGCACGATATCCGCAAAGGAATCAGGATCACGAACTACTTCAGTCTTAGCAATATGATTGGCTGTAGCAACAGCAGACATATGGCCTGACATAATCTTATAGTAGTTAGAAGTCGATGAGGCGGCAAAATTGTTAGTCATATAGCAAGAAAACCCTTGGATTTTACCTGCAAAGATTTTACCGTTACGCAAAGGTGAATTAGCATCTCCAGTTACAGAAGCATCCATCAACTTGCTGGAAGTCTGTGCAGCCTGCTCCCAGAATTGGGGAGGGGCCAGGAACCACCGATTCTCCTCTGGCACATCGTTTGAGTTTAGACGCCTAGCATGATTAGCTAGAACATTAATTGGGTCAACTTCACCGGAAGCGAAACCAACATCCTGTCCCGAACCGTCAGAACCTACCGTAGTTCCCGCACCGGAAACCATAGCAGCAATGACATTCGTGTCGAACTCATTCTTCAGCGCATAAGCACCAGAACTCGTTGCGAGAGCTTCCCAGTTAACGTGGCTTTGACGTTCTTCAATGTCATCTACTTTAAAAGCAAACGCATTGCCTTGGTCAACTACCAGAGTTAGCTGGTCGTCTTGCAACTCTTGTGGGCTTAGAACTGAACCACGAGCATAGGACGAGACAGTAATAGTTGGCTCTTTGATGATTTTAACCGTATCACCAAAATTCTCAATCTCTCCTGCATAGTCGGTATTTGTGATATCCTCAACAACCGAGGCTGTGCGGAAGAATTTAAGAACTTTTTGGCTATAAATAGCAGGTGCCCAGTTTCCATTAGGAAGACTAGAGTACCCACCAGCAGCAGAAAAAGCCATAACTTATTCCTCCTAGTTAGGGTTCAAGTCTACCCTCTCGCCTAGCTTGATCTATATCCTTTTCGTACTTCTCGAACTCCCAAGGTTTCATCTTTTCTATTTCAGAAATAGTCCAGATTTTCTTATCTCCCTTGGTTTGTACAGTTCGTTTCTGTGTCTTGGTTACAGATTCAGCAGCCTTTGAGGGTCTACCTTTAGTTTTTTTCTGAACAGTACCACTGTCAGCTTTGTAAAGATCAATTACACGAGCGGCCCATTTAAAATCAGTACCGTTTTTTAGCACACCATCAGCAATACTTTCGGGCTGATCCTTTAGCCATTCCGCAAATACTTCATCCGATTTCAATTCTGGAAAATCAGGATGTAAAGAAAGTAATTCCTGCTCCGCTGTTCTTTGTATAGCTTCTTGTTCCTGTTCTTTTAGAACTTGAAGCCGTTCTTCGATATTTTGAACTCTAGAATCAGCATTCTGCATTGAGATCGTTTCAACTATATCATAGACATCTGGATAATTTTGCTTGAACTGTTCTAACTCCTCTGCAGTCTTAGACACTTGTACATTTTCAGGACTATTTGCCTTTAGTTGTGCAGTTAAAGTTTCCTGTTCTTGCTTCCACTCATTTAACTTTCTATCGTAATGAGATTTTAAATCATCGTATCTTTTTTTATAGTCGTGATCCGGCTTACTTTTCTGGTCTAAAAACCCTTCTTGTTGAGGAGTGGCCTCTTGTACAGAGGTGTCCTCAGATTCAGGGTCTGGATCGTCTAAGTGCCTTTTGTATTCCCCCTGGTATGGGGTAGGCTCGTTAACTTCACTTTCTTCTACTTCGGTAATATTGTCAGTCATAGTTACCTCCTTTGGGGCCAGCTTTGCTGGGTAGCCTCTGCAGGGTTGTTGAGGACGGGGCCGCTATTTAGCAGGTGGCCGTCCTAATTATAAAATGTTTCCTTAAACTTATTATATTCTTCTACATCTTGTGCATCTGGGGGTAGTGTAATATCCGTAGGTGGATATACATCAGATCCGCCAGAACTTATAAAAGGTCTTTTCTTTATTTTAGGTTTAGAAGAATCTTCTGGAATGTCTAGTAAATTTACAGGTTCTTCTACAAATCCTCTATTTGAAAGATATTCAGGGGCGGGTTCAGTAGGAACGGCATTAATTGTAGGTTCTTCTACAAATCCTCTATTTGAAAGATATTCAGGTGCAGCCCTTAAAGA